TCAGGTAATCCATGCCCCTGTTACACCATTCGGAAACGCCTGCATTACCGAAATAGCATACCCCTGGGCGTTAGTCGTGGGTATGTACCGCAATTCGATAACAGCCAACTCTTGATTTGTAGGTGCAAGCGAGGTGTCTACAACCGGCGCTACTGATACGTGTTTTCCTTCCGGGGTATAGTAATAACCACCGTTTTTAAATGTGATTACCGGATCTGGTGTGTGTCCATGAATGATCAATCTGAGCACCGCATTTGGGTTACCGCCAGAAGCTGTTGAACCGAAAGACGCCAAATCGACCTCGACACTCTGGCTGATATGATAGGTTTTTGACAGTTCTCCGGAAAACTCAGGCGCCAGGGATATTGCCGTTGAGTCCAGTATTTCGATGGTATTGTAATTTTCTGGGAAACCCGCTGCGCTTTCACCTGGTTTCCCTTTCGGTATTGTCAGGTTAAGTATCTGGTCGGGAGCATCCCCGGTGATTTCAGCGGCTGCGGGGTCGTCTGGCTCTCCGGTGATGACGGTTCCGATGGTCAAAGTGTTAGCGGGGCCTGCCTCCCCCTCAGCACCCTGCTCTCCAACTGGAATACCAAAATTAACAGACTGAGAACCATCAGCCTCCGCATTAAAGCTGACTGTTGGTTCACTACCTGCCGGGAGAGATGTCACCTCTCCCGCCTCAAATACTGTTCCAGGCGGTGGATTATCCGGAGTATAAGCATCCAACGGTATGTTGCCGTTGCTGTCAGGGGGAATACCATCTACCGATGTGACGGTACCTTTTTCGCCACCCGCCCCACTAAGCGCAATACTGTCGCTTTTATAAATTTGGCCCATGGAATTTAGTCCGTAATGATGAAGAGGTTTTCAGAGGTCGGCGATAAGCCATCGATACAGCGCACATACAGATTTTCACCGTCAGCAAGCACAACGTTTCTGAGCTCGGTATTGCTGATATGGTGTCCGGCTGCCACGGTGGGCGTATCGCTGCTGATAGCCAGATACGCCGCTGACGTACCGGTGCTCTTTTCGATGGCGATGGGTGAGGCTGTCGGACCGGTGTAGATATTCAGCCAGTTATCCGCTGGCGTACTGGTTACTGTAGTGGTGCTCATTGTCAACTCCTGAAAAGGGTAAAACGGTTTGTAGGTTTTGAGAGAAAGGGTTGAACCCTTTTGGCGTCAGTCACGTGAAATCACGGCAAAATCACGCTTTCAGTCACGGGCGGAACATAGTCCGCAACCGGCCCGTAGGTTCCGTTTAACGCGGCGGTGTAAATTTGTCTGCCGTAATCCATGCTGTCATTTGCGGTGGCCGTAAAGGGCAACGCTGTGCCGGTACCCGCGATATCAACAACCATATCGATGGCGTTACCGGTATCGTCGGAGAACTGCAGCGCACTGAAATTTGAAAATGAACTGATATCTGTCATCACGCAATCCTCACATACAGACTGATGCTGTTATACGCCCCACCCTGATAACCAAGAAGTCGCCATGTGCCGCTGAGTGCAGCATCTGAGCCGGGGTCCGTCTCAATTGCAGTCTCCATCGCACCGGTCTCATTCGCCTCGTACTCCACAATTCCCCCTGGCAACAGGCTACTGCCGGCCACCGTGCCGCCCGCATGGACAGTGTCACCTTTATTTTTTTTAGCCATCACAAAAGAGCCCACCTCCCCGTAACCTGAGGTGCTGCCGGAGTCTCCTGTATCACCTTTGTCTCCCTTATCTCCTTTCTCGCCCTGTGGGCCTTCAGGTCCCTGCGGCCCTTCCGGGCCGGGAACCGTACTGGCGGCACCATCCGCACCGTCTTTGCCGTCGGCGCCATTCTGCCCGTCGGTGCCTTTTGCACTCATCAGGGACCAGGCAGCATTGTCGGCAGTGGCAATATCTGGCGGCGCAGTGCCGGTATTGTCCTCGATGCAGTAATATGAAGAGCCATGGTAACGTACCGCGTCACGGAAGGCATAAGCAGTGGCAGCATCCCACTCCCCGCGCCAGTTGATATTGGTGTCCGTGTCGATGATTTCTTTGGCGTAATGCGCCCAATGATAGGCTGAGTACTCTGGCCCGGCTCCCTGCTCAAAGTCCAGCACAGGCACATCAACGGGGTTTTCAGCCCACTGGCGGGCGCGGAGCATGGCGGCGGTCGCTTCTTCCAGCGCGGCTTTGACTTCCAGCACCATCAGCGGGGTCAGCATGTCAGCAGCAGGTGCCAGCATGAATGACTGCAACGTACCGGGAGCGCTATCGCTGTAGACGTAAATATTGTTCACGCGCTCTTTGATGCTCCGACGCTCAAAGAACACGGCATATTTACCGGGCATCACGCTGAAATCATAATTGCCGCTCTGGTCGGTCGTTGCGTCTGACCAGGTTTCCTGCATGATGAGTGCTGTGGTGGTGATGGCTTTCAGCAGAATACGCAGACCTGCCAGCGGTTGCCCCATCGGCCCCCGAAGTTGACCATAAATACGGACAGGATCATTACTCACTGGCGGCAGGTCCAGCGGTGCCGGTTGGGTGGTACGGTTTCTCATTTTTCCACCTTCATATGCTGTAGTAATTCACTGATGGTGTACGGAGCGCCATTCACTTTGGCCCACTTATCCATCAACTCCAGTTTGTTCTTGCGAACGCCGATTTCCATCAGCGCATGATTGCGGGCTTCCCGATCCTGCTTTTGCCTGAGCAGGGATTTCTGGTCATTTGCCAGACGTTCGGCAAACAACTGTGCATCCTGGCCCCATGCACCATTACGGAAGCGCATAACGTGACCGGGAACAGCGGGAAGCGGGTTTTGCTGCGTGGCATGTGCCGGGGTCAGCCAGGCCCCAGGCTGATGCGGCGACGGGTTTGTCGGAGAACTACCCAACAGCTCACCAGTTTCTTCATGGTAGTGATGAACCAGTGGGCGGGATGAAGCGTACTCTGGCTGCTGCCACCAGACAGAAACTGTCGTCGTCACGGTGCCAGAAGAAATCCAGATAATCGGCAGAAACGGCACTGTCATCGGCATGGTTTCCGTACCACCATAAACTTCGGAATAAGCTTTGAAATCCTCTTCCTGACTATGCCCCAACAAATCACTCCCGCTATTATGAGTATTACCATCAGCCCGATACTCACCAAACCAAATCCCGTGCCCGTGCTCTTCAACCATACCTTCGTAATATTTGAGCAGTGCCGCATTAGTGGATCGGGATGCGCCGTTATCCGTACCGCGTGGGTATCGACTGCGCATATCAGGGATAAAGAAGGTCGCACTGTCAGGAGTAAGGTCATTCTCTGTTGCTACCGTATCGCCAATGACGGCATAAAGCTCGGCGTAATCCTCTTTCGATAGCGCGGAGCCATCAGCCACAACGGCATTTGCAGGCGGCGTGCTACCCAGCCAGAAACTGAGCTCACCCACCGCCCCGCTGTTTGCCACACTCAGTACCGCAGCATTCACAAACTCAGTCGTCGCAATACGCGTTGAGCTGTCGCCTGTCAGTGGTGTGGGGGCCCGTGGCTCCCCCTCGAAATCCGGGCTGAGTATCGGCGCACCGCCGCCAATCATGTTGATGCCATGAATGTCGTCAGGGTTGTAATGCAGGCCGTCGTCGGTGCGGGTCGGTTCTGTAGCTAAATCCAGCCGAAGCCAGTAGGTCGGGTCATCGACATAGAACGACTGATATAGCTGTGCACCGTCGTAGCCAATAATCGTGATGGAGTACGCCCCATCGACCCACGGCGTGACCGGAAGCCCCTGGTACACAATGCAGCCTGCACTATTTGTAAGCAGCGGTTGCGGGATTGGCACCTTGTTTACGGTGGCCTCATCGCTCCATTGCATTAGATACACTGGCTGGCGGTTGTCCGGATTGAGTGCATCGGTGTTAACAAGTCCGATATAAATTTTTGCATTTTCGCAGATATTTCCCAAGTAAGGGTTAATAAACTGCGACGCAGGGTTAGTGACCAGACTGGACATATGACCTCTTAATACTTAAATATTAAATCACTAAGGAATGGTTATGAAGAAATTAATTTCGGTTTTGTTTGTGGCAATTATTTCAATTACAGCATCTTCGGCGGTATTTGCTTGCCCCAGAGGTGAGCATCCGCATGGCGGCACTGGTTCGCACCATAAGGGTGGCTATTGTTCACCTGAGCAGTGAGGGATTATGAAAATACTTAAATATGCAGTGATAGCATCGGTGCTGCTGTCAGGGTCGGCCTTTGCAAAGGCATCACCTGCGATCGACGGAAACTCTATGTATAAGGGTTACAAGCTGTATGATCGCGGATTCGAACACCTCAATAACTCTGACTACGTGAAAGCAATGATATATATGAGTTTCGTCGCTGGAGTTGCTGGCACCATGTTTAATTCAGGAGTCATTTGCAGTGCCCCTGATATAACTATAGGTCAAGAGGCTGATATAGTTGGGAACTACTTAAGAGAACACCCAGCAGAGAGAACAAAAGAGCCCCCAGCAGTACTAGCAATGTATGCTCTGATAAAAGAACTTCCATGCCCAAAAGCAGATAAAGGCTAATGCCATGAGTACATCAAAATCTGACGAAGGGCTTTATATAATATTCGTATTTGCTGCTGTCTTTGTGTTTTTCTACTACTGCAACCGCTGGTATGAAAACAGTAAACACCACGAAGGCCAGATCATGGAAAAGTGCTGGCTGGCGCGGGATGTTAGAAGTGCGCCAAATGATGATAGAACCATCTACCTTGATGGCGAAGAATTTCGATATCAAAAAAGCATCATCCATGGTGACGGCATGTTGTCCACGCAGAAAAATCCCTACAGAGAAAGTAACGCCTTCGAATTGGTTTATCTTGGCTCTGATGGCGACGCTATATCCCGATATGAATGGAGCACTAGCTACACAAAAACCAAAGAAAAATTGGGGATGAAAGTTTTAGGTATAAAATTCTACCTTCCATGTGAATACTCCCAGAATAAAGCAGTTGATAATTGGTAACCATTGACACCAAATTCAGCACTGGCGTATAGCCCACTCAAGTGGGCTTTTATTAGTTAACACTAAAGCTCGATGTCGAACTAAAAAATGTTTCTACGTCTTATCCGGGGAGTCATTGTAGCCACGCGTGATCGTGATGCGCCCCTGCTCTGCCTGCATTTCATTGAGAAGCCCCTGCATCAGGCCGGAAGCGCTTATTTTCCTCTTCTGAACTTGCAATAGCGAACCCCACCATTTACGGAAAGCAGGTATTTTTACCAGCGCATCATGAGCAAGCTTCGCCCCGGCCGAGGCTTCACCGTCACGCTCAAGCGCAGTAGCCATGTCGATAAAAGGTCGCGAGCGGATAACGTCAGCGGCATTTTTAACGGCCTCTGAGCCACCAAGACGCTCCATGGCAGCGGCAGCGGTCACACCAACGATGGCACCAGCAGGTCCGTGGGTGGCAAACCCAATTGTACCCGCCAGGGGCTTCGTGGCTTTCCTGGCAGCTTTTACCACATTCGGGTGTTTCGCGGCAAAACTACCAATACCACCTGCCTCAGCAATTCCCCGTTTCATGTCATTCATCTTCGTGCCGGTGTTGGCAACCAGTGACTCCCGACCGCGACGTATACCGCTAATCAGCGTTGAGAGGTCAGGAAGGGCAGCAGCTGCGGCTTTTGGCATATTGCTGGTCAGCGCTTTATAGCTCTCCGCATTGCCTTCAACATCGCGAAGCCAGTTTGCGGCGCTGGGATAGTGTAGTAAATCTTCTTTTGCCGAACTGCCGCTGAGCATTTCCCGAAATGCTGTCATCACTGCCCTGGCTCGCTGGTTTTGTGGGATCAGATTAATAAGCCGGCTAAACTCTGATGTTTTACCGTCTTTCAGCCCTTTCATCGCGGTGGACAGTGTCGGGATAATGTCGCGTTGACCATTGCGCCCCGTCAGCGCTTTAAGCTCTGCTTCGAGGTTTTCTTTCCGGGAGTAGAGTGAGTTTGCCTTATCCCACTCATCGAGAACGCCATGCTCACTCGCGATTGCCCGCGCATCCTGCTTCATGGGTTCTGCCAGCATCGCCCCTCGCCGGTAATCCCGCTTTTTATCACCTGATTTGAATTTGTCGACGAAATCATTCACATCTGAACGTCGGTCGTTAAACCCCGCCCAGGTCCGAACACCATCAGGCCCAAAGTCCTTTGAAACATCTTTTTCGAAGTTAGTGAGCCTGTCCAGCCCCCCCATCTGATCGGCGATGTTATTGAGGTGCTCCAGTGTTCGCGGAGCCGCAACTTGCGCCATCGGGGAAATGACGTCATCCACTTTGTCATAAAAGTGCTTACTGCGCTGCGTAAGTGCATCGATCTCTTCCTGCATACCACTGGCTATCTGCTGAGAAACCAGGCTGCCATCAAGATCACCGCCGTTTTCGGTAATAAATTGTTCTATACGATTATTCATGTGGTCTTTCAGGGCGCTTTCCGCATCCTGCAAGCCAAGATCAGTCATTGATGCCATACCGCCGATAACGTCACGTAACGCGGCATTATCGGAGTAATGATGAGGAAGTAGCTCATCCCGCCCAATACCCAAATTATCAGCAGCCTGCAGAATATCAGCGTTAGGCTGGACAAGATCGGCCAATTCTCTGGTTGCTTCATCCTTTCCAAAGACAGATGTTCCGGCTTTTCGCACTGCCTTACGAACATCATTCACAGTCGGTTCTGATGTTGTTTTGGCTAACTGCTCCGCTTCGTTTTCTACTGCCTTTTCTGCGGTTTTCTTGGCACGCCCCGGGAGCGGGATCGCGTTTACTAACCCGCCAATGGCAATATCTTTCCCGGAGACTGGCCCGCCACCGGCTAGTCCAGCAATCCCCTGATTGATAGCTTCAGAGCCAGCCCCAGCCGCTGCGCCTGTCGCGGCTTTGGTCAGTAGCTTTCCACCCACACCACCGCCAAGTGCCTCAAGTTCCAATACATCCTGAACCGCGTTGACCACATCCAGAGTGTGCATCCCCGGTTTTGATAGCGCATAACTTCCCGAGGGGAGATCAACAAATGGATTTCCTTTGGCATCCATCCAGAATTTAGCACTCGGAAAATGCGACTGGATGATTTTCATTCGCTTAACTGGATCGGTGGTAAATGCCATACCCATATTAGCACCGGGATTTTCGGCCAGCCCTTCCAGCCCAGCAGCAAGCCCCTGAGACATGCCGCTGAATTCGGGAGAAGCATCAACCATATGATAATTATCAGTGGCTTCAGTTTTGCGATCGTCACCAGTAACAAAATCCCATGCTTTATTGAGCAGGTCACGCTGGCCTGAACTAGCAAAGCCATCACTACCGACATGCTTAGTTTGCGCATCAAAAAGATTATCAAGATCGCTGCCGCTTTGCTCTTCGAATGCTGCGTTCAAATCTTCCACTAAGCACCTCCCTCAGCAACCCAATAGCCATTCCGCGTCACGTAAGTTTCACCGTTCTTACCAGTGACAGTAGAGCCTTCTGGCTTGGTTGACTTCTGCTGTTTCGATATTGCAGACTTCGAACCATTTTCCTGCTCTGGCAACGGGATTTTTGGTGGTTCTGCAGCATTCTGTGGCTGTGCATCGCCAGAGGAAGGGATACCAGAACCAAAACCAAACTGATCGTACTGACCTGCGTTGTTCTGGATATGTTGCAATGCAGGCAATGGCAGGTTGGTGCGCTTCATTGCCGTGGCGGCCTGTTTTGGGTCTGCCAGGTTAACACCGACCAGCGCGGGGGATACCACACCATAATATCCGTTCATGACAGACTGTTTCATCGCCTGCCCGACCGACTTCAGGTCTTTTACCTGCTGTGGAAGGAGTTTTTTCCCGGTAGCCAGTTCCTGCAAAGATCGCTGCGCTCGCCCCAGAACACCGGCAGCTGACTCATCGGTGATCCCCATTGCCTGCGCAATACGGGGGGAAAGATTAGGGGCCTCCTGGACCATAAACTGAAGCATGGCGCTGACATCACCAACTGGCGTTCCACTCGCCAGAGCCCTCTCCATCCGTCCTTCTGCATCCAGCGTTTTGCCCAGACTTTTAATTCTGTCGCGATTGTTTGTGCCCCAGGCGTTCCAGTTCATGCGATCAGCGATTTCCTGCTGCTTGTCCGATAACTGAGAACGAAGATTAAGCATCTGGTCGTGATATTGCTGCCGCTCATTATGATTGGCCCAGCCAAGCTGATTGCGTTCCTGCCCCAACTGCAGCTGATTGTTGATACGCTGCTGATCCAGTCCAAACCGCTGCTGTGAGTCGCCTTCTTTAATGATTTCAAGCGGGGTGAGTGTGCCCATTGTTGTTGATTGTGCCCAGTTATCCAGAAGTTTGAGTTTCTTCGGGTCTCCGCCATCAATCATGTCAGACACACCCTGTGCGCTGTAGGGGCCTTCTTTATCGAACAGATTCGCATTCTGCCCAACAAGGGCTTTTGCGCCTTCGGTATCGCCAGCATTGAGCAGACCATGCAGACGAGCAGTCATTGAGCCAAGGTCTTTGCGGTGCTGGTCGTCACGAACACCCATTTGTTTCTGCATTTGCCCGATGTATTCCGGGAATGCCCCCATTGCCGCATTAAGCTGGGCAGGGTCACCGCTGGCCCAGGCTTTACCCATCGCGTCAAGCGCCTGATTTTTACGATGGCGGTCATAACCCCGTTCTCCGGAGTTGATGAGCGAATTCGTATTTTTAATGCCCTGCTGCATGCCTCCGTTAAAGCCAGAGAAATTCGGTACGCCGCCCGCGCTATTTTTACTGAGCAGTCCCATTCATCACCTCACAAAAACATTGCGCCATAGCTGGCAAGGTTCATCATTCCACCACGCTTCGCAGCGTTGGCCTGAGCCGCAGCACCGGCCGCATTCACGTTCGCAGTCGCCGCATTGCCCAGCAGACCCGCCGCATTACCGTAGTCGTCCGCAGCCCATTTTCCCATGGTATTCGTGGCATTCAGGCCCTGACGGCTCAGGCCTCCCAGATTATTGAACTGTTGCTGACGCTGCTTACCCAGGCCGGTGAGGTAATCCTGCCCCATTTTTGCCGACTGCGAGGCCAGCGCATTTCCGGTAGCTGAGTTACCCAGCCCGCCAGTGGCTTCTGCTTCTGAGTTGGCAGCATAATTTGCCGCCTGCATTTGCTGATCGTACTGTGGTCCGGCGTAATAATCGCTCAGCGCCTGCTGGCTGTTCATCGGGTTTGCCAGCATCTGCATTTCTGCACTAAGTGCCTGAGTGCCGGCATTCATATAGGGCGAAATGGCGTTGTATTGCCCTTTCCCGAGCGTGCCATAGCCTTTCGCCAGTTGATGCATGGTCTGTTGATATTGCTTATTTGCATCGTTGATGGCGTCGGAGGAGTTATTGCCGAGAAGACCCATTGTCTTTCTCCTGTGCGGTGATGTTGATTATCTGCAGCCTGACAGTGTTGAGTTGCTCTCCCATCAGCTTTACCGCCTGCCGGAGTTGCTGCACTTCCAGCGCCAGTTCTTCATTGCCGCCGTTCATCTGTGAAAGCTGCTGTTCCAGCATCAGTACGCGCTTCTGCTGTTTTTGTTGCAGCTTATGGATAGCGTCGTTGAAGTCAGGCTGGCGGGTCAGGAAGGCTTTTAGGTTTTTGGAGAACGCTGCCGGGATATCAGAGAGATGAACCCGGATGTTATTCAGGGAAAACGGTGTGGTGTTGTCGCTCATGTCACCCTCACAGTACAGGTTGAGACGGTAAACGGGGTTCGGGTCAGCGCCCGGAATCGGAAGGCGATATCTTTCGCCACGTAGCCCACAACAGGCAAAATGACGCGCTCCCGGTAATGCTGTGGACCATCACTAATCAGCAATCTTTCCCCGGGGAAGGTTTCACCATCGGTGGTCGCGGCGACGGCCAGATGTTCAACATGTTGTGCCAGGCCGCTGGCGGTGTTCAGTTCAAGGTCTGCGAGAACCGCGCCGGGAACATGCAGCAATGGTGTATAAAGCAAATGCGACTGGAGCTCACCGTATTGCGCCGCCGTGTTGCTGTCGAGCTTGCCGAGGATGGCGTGCGCGGTATCGCCTGTGGTGACGCGGTTGCCTTCAAGTGCGTAATCGATGGCCGTATGCGGTTGCAGATTGTTACCGTGCGTCAGCTGAGACCACTGTTTGCTGTTGAGGTCATAACAGAACACCCAGCCCGGCACACGAACGATTATCAGCGCATGAAGACCGGTGGTGATGTATTCCACCACACCAGCGGCTAACTCATCTGCCCGAAGCGTGCCGAGTGTGCCCCGGACGAACGGTGCCGCAATATCGGTGCTGCGACCATCCCCAATGAGATATACAGAGACCTGCCCGGTGGCCGGATGGCTGATAATGGCGAACTGCTCATCAACCAGTGCCTTACAGTGCACCCCGGCTATTCCGATGGGGATCATCGCGGATTGCTGGCTTCGGTAAATGGGGTCAGTGGTGTCGCTGCTACCGGTGAGCATGAACACCTCTGTTGAGACAGTGCCAAAAACCCAGATATCACCGGACAGCGACCCGATACCGATCGCATTATCCGGCATCGAGATAGCGGTCATGAACGGGCGGTACGGGTCCGGATGGGCTTCACCTTCCACCGTGTCATAAGTCACACCAAAGGTGTTGGTCCCCTCTTTCAGCCAGGCATAGCGGGAATTACAGTGCGTAATGTCAGCCACAGTGCCCAAATCGTACTGTGCATTGTTGATAGTGGTGGGTTCGACAATCTGACGCCAGGTCATCACGGTGTCATCGTCACCTGTCGCCCCATTGGCGTTAAAGGTGTAACTCAGCGTTAATTCCGTACCGGAAATGCTGAAACCAGAGACACGGACATCTGTCAGATATGGTGTGCCACTGGCAGGCTGTTCCTGGTCAAAGTTCTTCTGTAGCTTATCGACCTTCAGGGATTCGCCTTCAGCACCGGAGGTGGTACGCGGTGTCAGTGTCAGTTCGAGGCGCCCCTGGTCCACCATCGACTGCGTAACCTGAATTGATCCGTCGAAACCCTGCGCCTTACTGCCGGTGGATAAACTAATGGTATCGCCAGGATAGTAGGTAGTCGCTTCCCAGTTCTGCAACTCGGTCACTGTGCCATCGTACCGGCGAATCATCATTTTGCCGTTAGCTGACACCGCAACAGAATTTGCACTGCCAGCCATGCTGACGCGCCCTGTACCATCAAGGGTAGTGATGAGCACCGTGCTTCCCTGGCACAGCGTGTTGCCGCACACGCGATAGACTTTGCCATCAAAGGCATTGAGCAGCACACCGCGCGACAGGCCAGCAACATCAGCCGTTTTTACCAGTCCCGGAAAACTACGCATATACCCGGACTGATTCACCACCTTCGGCGGGACGTTGAGCATATTCATCGGCAGACGGTTGATATAATTCGCTGTCAGAGCGCTCTTGCCCGTGCCGGGGTAAAGCGGCAGTGTTTCACTTTTTCCGCGCATGGAATCCTCTTAGTGGTGCAGTGATAATTCGCCCTGAATCCATCAGTTCACCGGAACCAGCAGGGAGCGGCATTTTTAACTCAGGCGCAATGACAGGTGACCGCTGACACTTCAACAAAATGGTGCGCCAGCCCTTACTGGCATTGCTGACAACCGAATCAGGCGGGTCGCGCTGGAAATCTTCCGCAATGACCAGCGCCAGATTGTAGGCCACCGGCTGTTTCATCCAGAGTTCAAGCCCGGAATCCTGCTGCGCCCAGGCTTTCACATCATGCATTTCGCCAAAGATGTAAAACAGGTCAATACCGCCCGCCTTCCAGCGGGCCATCATGCCTTCAAGGTCATCAACTGAATTTGAATAACTGTCCGGGCCGATGCCGGTCAACGCTGTGCCTCTGTCACCTACCAGCTTTCGCACAGCAAAATCCACTATGCTGCCTTTGGTGATGATCATTATGCGGCATCCCCCTGGCTAGCATTACGACGACCACCGCGACCACGCCCGGACGACTCTGGCGCTTCTGGCGCTTCTGGCGCTTCTGGCGCTTCTGGCGCTTCTGGCGCTTCTGGCGGGATGTCATCACCCTCTGGCCCGATTGGGTCAAGCTCCGGCATATCTTTCACTGATGAACCGAAGCCGATCTGGTAGAAATGCTCTGCGTCTGCCGAGCTGATCACCGCCTGCACATACCCTTTTTCGTTGTCTGCACGACGGAATACACTGATGCGCTGTAACTGTTTCATATTCATTTCCCGATAAGGTGAAACGGGGCCGAAGCCCCGAGGAAGAGTTAGACGCCAGTGCCGCCAAACAGCTGACCGCCTTTATGCGGGTTAAAGCAGGCGAAGGCCGGGAGAAGGTCAAAACGCATGTACTGGTTGTTCGCCATACCGTCAGACCATTTGTGCGCACGGATACTCAGCCCCTGCCAGCTGATGATCGAACTGTCGATGCTGTGCAACTTCGGCAGTTTGATGGTGGACAGGCCGATAAAATCATCGGTGTAGAACATGGATGGCTTAATGAGCTTGCCGGATTGTCCCCGGATCATGACAGTGTCGCCACTCGCAACCTGACGGGCCACAGTGTTGTATTGCGGCAGCTCATCATCGTAAATCGGCACTCCGGAACAGGTAACGGTGATATTTCCGCTGTCGTCTGTATCAGCATCTTTCATCACGGTACAGGTAAAGGCGATAGTGCCACCGGTACTGCCGAGGATCGGTTGCTTGTTCATCTGGTTTACCCAGGCCGTTGCAGAAAATACCAGCTGATCACCTGCTTTCAGAAAACCAGTAGTACTCGCTGTCGCGCCGGTGAGTGTTACCGAGAACTGATACGAATCTTTCACATCGACATAATCAACAACCGGATCAGATGCAACGGTCAGCTCGGTAGCATCACCGTACGCACCGGTTGTACGGGTAACCAGTGAGTTAGTGCTGAATACCGAATCCAGACCCGCGAAATTACGCGGAATTTGTGCTTTTTCCCACGCGCTGCCAACCAGTGCGGGATTAGATAAAGCAGTCTGTTGCCCAGCAAGGTCTGCAGCTGCCCACGGGGAGATCGCTGCATAGGTCTTGCTCCCGACAACACCTAAATCAGTAAACAGAGAACCAGCACGGGCGACCTCATCCCATTTGGTCAGGCCTGAGCCAGCAATACCGATATTGAGCGCACCATTTGCCAGCATGAAGTTGGCAATGCGGGTTTCAAGTTCGGTGGCCATAGTACGTGCCACTGGAGAGAGAATGGTGTCCAGTTGATTCAGTTTGATGGCTTCTTCCAGCTGTGACCATTCCACCAGGACCGTAATGTACTCATCCACAGTCGCGGTGGCCGTTGCCGATACCAGTGCGCTCGGATCTTTGCCGGTCAGGTTACCGTCTTTGGTTTTCTCTGTGCGGAACTGGTGCGGGCGCTTAACCTGCACAGACTCACCGGTTTTATTGTTGATCTTCCCTTCCAGAATCTGGCGGTTAATCGTTTTGGTCAGCACCAGATCACTGGAAAATCCTTTGAGAAAGGTTGGCAAGACAATCTGACTGACGTTTTTATTCAGGTTGTTATTAGGCATTTGATACTCCGTTTAAAAGACGTACGCACCTCGCCCCGGGCTGAGGAAAGATACTGATGTGATGGTTTTGGGTTGAGGTGTTACGGTAAATCGAGGGTTATTCGACGACAGCGTCAGCCAGATCGCCTGTCAGACCGTATTTATTCGGGTGTGCGCCCTGGCTGCCTTTCGGTTTCGGCTCTTTGTTCAGCGGTTTCGCTGGCGCTTTAGGTGCCAGTTGTGCTCGCTTACTGATATCTGCCACCATCATGCCCAGGCGGAACGGGTTCTGCTCCTGGGTGAACTGGTCACGCAGTGCCTTGTTCTTGTACAGGGCATAGGCCACCATCTCAGGATTATCGACACCGGCACTGAAAATGGCGGTCTGATGCATCTGCGGCAGTTCACGCCCCAGCATGTCGTCAGCCTGCCCGATATCTGGCAGCGTGTCTTTTACCTGCGCGATGCGCTGACCATACAGAGCAACGTTCTGGTTAAAGCGATCGTGATCAACTTTGCGCTGTGCCGCCTGCTGCTCTTGTTCAATTTCGGCTTTCGCTTCGCGCTTGCCCAGCTCGAGAGCGTACTCACGCATCGCGACCTGGTATTTTTGCGGGTCGCCATCAATGCCGGGTTCGTAGAGTTCAGGCTCTTTCAGGTCAGCGAGCTCTGCTGGGTGCTGGCTTTGCTGCTGTTTACGCAGTTGCTCATTCTCTTCGCGCAGGGCTTTCTCGCGCTCCGTTTCGACATGTGGCTCACCGGGTTCGATTTCCTGGTCGTCGAACTTAAACACATTACCTTTAACACCGGGCTGATTATCATCCGGATCAACGTTGTCAGATTCATTGTCCGGGTTATCAGGATCACCTTCCGGTTCGTTGTTGCCTGTGGTGTCTGGCTCGGTGGTGCTCTGCTCCACTTCGCTTTCCATCGTGGCGTCATCAAAGTTTTCCATACCCGGATCATGCGGGATGTATTCCGGTTCGGTGGTTGTCTGCGGTTCGTTCGGGGTTTGCGTTTCCTGCGTCATAATGGGCGCTCCTGTGGATGTGATTGCTGGTAGCGACTGCTCATCTCAGTCGCCAGATTTTGGGTGACGGAATCAAGGGCATTCATGGCACTGTCTACTGATTTAGCATCAGCGCCCTTGATGTAGTTGTACGCCTGCGCCTCTTTCACCCAGATATCAGTCACGGTATCGAGGATGCGGGCTTTAGCATTGAGCTCGTCAGCCATGCTGCTGCGGGCTTTCGCCACGGCCTGAATCATCTGCGTTTTGGCAATGATGGCTTCCGGGCTGTTCTGTGCAGCCTGTGCCTGAGCCTGTTGATTGGCCTGTACTTCCTGCGCTTCCTGCGGGGTTTTCGGTGGCACAATGCCAGAGAACAGCATCTGCTTCTGGTTGAACTCCTTAAGCGGCTCCATGCCTGGCGCATAGACGTTCTGAATAAGCATGGCGTAGAGCACATTGTGATATGGATCGCTTTCCGGTGTGACCTTCAGTAACTCAACCAACATAGCCACTGTCGCCTGCCGCTGAGTGGTGAACGATGGGCCAACATCAATTGCCACGTCATAGTGACCGGCTGTCAGATTGTTCAGTGCCACCATTTCACCTGTCTGCGGGTCGAAGGTTTCCACCGACAGGTAAGTGATTTCGTCGCTGCCATCAGGCAGTTTGATGCGCACCTTACGTTCAGAACCGTAGGCTTCACGAGACATCGACAACCACACTTTCGCCATATGCCGTTCCGCGATCGCCATGTTGTCGAGATAGCCATAGGACTGCATGTCACTGCGGCCCATGAAGCTGGCGACCGTCTCAGAGGCGACATTGCCCGGCACTTCTTGATTGCTCTGGGCCGAGGCGCTCGTTGTCGTGATATCGGTGTTGCTGGCCTGCATGAGCTCGGTAACCGCCTGAGGAACCTGATCCACTGGAATACTACCCAGCATGCCAGGTTTGTAATCTCCACGGTTGGCTTCGTTGACATCCTCTGGAATACCCAGGCGAACATACGCCATCTCATGCACACGGGCGTTTTCCCAGTCATCTTCAAAGCCTTCCAACTCCGCATTATTGAGGACGGGGATCGGGCGACTACCAAACTGCGCTACTTTAGCAATGGCAGAGATAGAGAAGTTATACAGGCGCTGGCTGTCCATACTGGCCTGCACATGGCCCGTCATGTATTCCACGTTATCCAGATAGTTACGCTGCCCGTACACCGGAATAATCGGGATATAGCTACCCGGGATGCGTACAGCTTCCTCCAGAACCCGATCACCACATACAACGCTGCAGTAGACATGCCAGCGCTTAACCTTCTTCTCTTCCACTTTGCGATAGCCAATGCGCTTCAGTACGGGCTCAACGGTTTTAATCTCGCTCTCTTCGTACACCGCACGGTGACCGGTCAGCGGGTTAACCCAGGCTGAAAGCGTGCTGGATTCAAGGCGACGTTCGTAATACTGCGCCAGATAGATAACATCGCTGTTGGTCCACTTATATTCATAGTTGCTGCCACCATCGAGAATCTGCGGCATCGATGCTGCGTTATCATCTGACGACTCCGGATCATCGCTGTCTTCACTCTTTCCGTATTCCGCTTTAAAGCCTGCGGGTGTCATCGAATGCATAACAAAGGCGTATTTCGCGTCCGACTTATCCTGGTACTTACTGTCCGGGTCAAACCAGACGGTTGCCGCAGCATCGAATATTGGATCAAAGGCAATGCGCGGCGGGCGAACATCTTCATCGTCAATGTCGTACACCAGACGATAAGCACCGAAGCCCCCACTGACTGCTTCCATAAAAGCGGTGTTTCGGGCCTCAGTGGCGCGGGAGTCTTCGGAGTCAGCCAGCAACTTGCCGTTGAGTTTATCCGCGAGCTGGTCGCTGGCCTCATCGTCACCGGGGCGAAACTTTGCAGCAATGCGGGAGTTTTTGTACTCGTTGAGGATACGCAGCACTTCCAGGCGAACTTTGTTGATTTCGAACTTCGGGAAGCGTTTGGTGATATCGGCGTAAGGCGTGCCGCCCTGGGTATCACCTTCATACTGTGCCCCGGGAATGAAGCAGAACCGCCCTGCTGCGTGGCATTCTTCGCGCACATCTTTAGACGGCAGCCACGCTTTATCAAATCGCCGCATTGCTGTGGCAAGAAATTTATCTTCGTCTTTCATCAGTAGGTTCTCAGGGATCTGGCGGGTTTAATGACTTTCTTACGCACAATGACGGGGGCAGCAAATGTCAGCACAAAAGAATCAGCTTTACCCGGAGATGGCAGGCCGCGTTTCTTCATGTCCTCTTTGGATTCGAGGACCACACGACCGTCAGGTTTAACCTTGTACTCTGGATAGGTCAGCTCTTCAGCGGTCTCTTCATCACTGAGCATCCCGCCCTCTTTAAGCCAGGTCTTTGCTGAGTTGTAGAGTTCGCCGCGCTTGTTCAGCATTTGCGGATCGTTTGATGCGCCACCAAACTGCACAAGCTGCCACTTGCGGCCCCACATTTTGCCAATGGACTGAATACCGGTGCCGTAGCCAAAATCGATGAATACCGCATCGGCACCAAGTTCATCTTCAAAATCCGCAATAACACGCGCCATGACTGCATCATCGTCATTGCGAGGACAGGTCCACAGCAGCTTTGAATACAATCCCTTTCGGTAGTAAATCGCCGCCTCATCGTCACCGGTATAGGCCGGGTCAACGCCAATAATGCCGGGGGCGTGTGCCATATCAGCCAGCGCTATCTTTATCTTGGTTGCCACATCGGTCAGCGCGGAAGAGATAAACTGAAGTGCGGAAGCTGACGGGAACAGGCCGCGAACGCGAACTTTGAAAAAGTCGCTATCTTCACCGTAGTCAGCCATCCACTCAGCAATCAACTCCTTATTCGTCATCTTCGCTTTACGGCTGTCTATCTGACGGCGGCGCCAACGATGGCGGAATTTACGGAAGCATTCACGGAAACGGCCAGAGTTACGTGTCGGGTTGCCAAACGCGAACCAGAATGGCTCACCATCGGTCAGGCCGCCTTCAGCAACCTCCCAGATAACATCCGGAACCGCCGAGGCTTCGTCAAAAATGTAGAAAGGAGAGCTGTTCGCGGCATGCAGACCAGCGAAGGATTCACTATTCTCTTCACGACAGGTCTGGCCATCACATCGCCAGGACTCCGGGTGTTGGGCGTGATAGATATTCATGTTGCCCTTGCCGTTGTTGTATTCAAACCAGTGGCCGGTAATACAACGCTTGCGCCATTTGCCCAGCTCGCCCCACGTTTTGGTTTTGAGCTGCTCGGAGGTATTGGCGGTGACCACACCTTTGCAGTGTGGGCGGGTGCTCATAATGTAAAGGATTATCCACGCCGTTAGCGCTGATTTGCCAATGCCGTGGCCGGAACTGGTAGCACAGCGATAAGCGGAAACGGGTTTTACGCCATCAAAATTATTGGTGCGTATGGCTTCGCCCCAGTCATCCAGAAACTCACGCTGCCATTCGTCCGGACCGTCGTAGCCTTCCAGATCGCCTACACCCCAGTCAAAGGCATATTTCACCCAGCCGAGCGGATCATAAAAGTAGCGCCCGGTATCTTCGGCAAGCATCTCTTCACTCGTCATGCTCACCTCTTGCGCGTTTACGGGCCGCCAGAATGCGATCAACCAGATTTATTTCGCCGGAAACATCCACTTTATCTTTGAAGGCCTGTACATCAACATGACGGCCGAGCAATTCGAGGTTCTTCACCTTGTCAGGCCATTTGATTTTTTTGAGGATTCCAACCATTTCACGGTCTTCCCCTCGCCCTTCAAACATTTCAGCGAGATCAAAGCCAGCCAGGTACTGACGCCACGACTTCGGCCAAGATGAAACCGGTTTGATGCTCATGTCATCGTTCATGATGTCGAGAACGTCCATCTGGTCGATTTCAACCAGTCGGCGAAGGACATAATCTGAGTCAACCGCAGTGCGCAGATTGCGCTCTTCGATGAGCGTTGCTACAAATTTTTGAATGTCAGGTTTTGACAGGTTTTCAGATGCCGTGCGATTGGCTGTCTTCGCACTGTAGCCTGCACGAATTGCAGCCTGTGTGGCATTCAGGTCTACAATGTATTCCCGGCAAAATCTCTCCTGTTTAGGTCTGAGTTTTGCCATAAATCACCTCTTAACTCTCAATAAACACTATCGAGCGCCAACGTTATGACGCTCTGGAGTGGTTACTTAGCGAGCTGGTGAGACTGAATGCGTGTTTCCAGAATCTCAGCATATTTCTGCATTGCGTTGAGCTGCTCACAAAGGCTGTTGCTCTGTGGCTTGGATGTATCCAGGGTCTGGAGATAATCCTGCAAACGGCTAATGCGAGTGTTCAGTTGATTGCTTTCACTCAGTAAGCGATCAAACCATGTTTCGCTTGTCACCTGGCTTTGCTCATGAAGGCGCTGTTTCAGCAAGTAGCCTTCCAGCATCCAGACTTTCTGAATGGCATTTTCACGCGCAATCTTGCAGCCAATTTCCGGATCGAAGTTCTCCGGGCTGGCGCAGGCACTTTCGCCGGTGACGGTAAAGCCGTTCGCAAGGACCAGCACGCAGAAGGTGAGCAGCTTCAGAGACGAGTCGAATTGCTCTGCATAGTGTTCACCGCAGTTTCCCTTCACACCTTCATGCGCAGTAAAGAAGTGCTGGCTGACGATGATGCTGTTGATATGGTCTGGCGTTACGCGCGGAGCCGTTAAACCTTTAGCCTGAATTTCCTGCTCAATGTCTTTGTCGTTCATGATGATCCTTAGATGTAAAAAAGCCCCGCGAGTGCGAGGCTATTGTGAAATGAACTGAGACGATTACTTGCTCAAGTTAACATTGTGTTGTGTAAGGCTAATCGTGTGGTTGTTCGTGACCACATGACTGGGACTCGATGGCACATTCGACCAACTGCTGAAAATGAACGCAGTTCAGCAGGTCGTGACCCATTTTGTCGCGATATTTATAGCGTTCAAAAGTGGCAACAATTTCATCTTTGTCCATTTCACTTACAGGAGTTAGTTTTGGTGCAACATAATTCTCAATCATTCAAAATCCTTGCGTATGGTTACGACATAAATGAAGAAACGCTGGAGATCAGGTTCTCAAATGGAGAAACATTTCTGTATTATCATGTAACTGCTGAGGTATACCGGGCATTCGGAATGGCTGCATCAAAAGAAGAGTATTACACCCGCCATATCAAACATGCAGGCTACTCTTACGCGACATTCAACTAAATATTAAGCCCAGCAATACCGGTGCATTTAGAGCTTTATGCTGGATGATAAAATATAACCCGGCGAAGCGGTGGCACCAGTCATGCTGAAAACAGCGTGTTTATGCTGTAATTTGAGCTGGCCATCGCCCACGCACAGGATTTTATAAATCAGAAGTTATACGTTGGAGCCCACTGGCCGGAGCGCATTACACCGGCGTGGCGGTTGGCACGTTCTGGCGTCTGTTTTGCCCAGGTACTGTCCAGCATCTGGGCCGCAGCTTCATCCCAGTCTTCGGCAATGACGGCCTGAAGCATGTGGTGAAAGTTGGACAGGCCACCAAGACCAAGCTGATAGGCCATGCTGGCAAGAATGTCCTGCCGTGGCTGGTTGCAATGAGTTGATGCCGTAATGATTTCGTCATAGTCAGCAGCCTTGAGATAAATGGCATCAACGTTGCTTTGTAACCAGGCGTCAATGGTCTGGTCCGGCAGAGTGAAGGTATAGTGGCTCAGGGGGGCGCCAGAGGGGCCCAGCTTGAAGCCAACACCAACTGTAGGATAACCCAGAGAATCAATATAGGGGTCATGGCGTACACCTTCCTCCTGGCGCAGCAGCGGGATAATTTCACTTCTTTGGTTCATCGGACTTCTTTCCTTCTACACGATCGGTAAACATTTTTTCAAAGATGGTCAGCACCTTAATTCCCATCCATGCTGACAATCCGCAACCAATTGAAACGCCATATATCTGCCAGCCAAGTCGTATGGCCAGCATTAACATGATGCTGCTTGCGAAGATGGAAATGACGATCTGACCCAGGGTAAAGAGAATGCTAATGGGCTTGCCCGTCATCCAGTTCTGAAATACCCGCGCCAGTGTGCCGAGCAAGGTGAATAACAAAATGATGAGGTAGCCCAGTCCGGTGTCTTCCGGAATTTCGACAGGATGTGGCATGGTGAGCCTGTTGGGTTTTCAGGGGGAGCGCAAACAAAAAGCCCCGCACTGTGGCGAGGCTGCATGGTTATTTTGACAAATTTTATCGGGTCAAAGCGATAAGGACATAATTGGAAATGTGATCGCACACCTCTTTGTGTCTCTGAAAATCGGCACCATCAGAGATGTAGCTCTCATCCTGTTCAATATGAACGCGAAAACCATGCTCCTCGCGATAGATTCGCCCAAAAACCTTTACCGTAACCTCCGGCTTGCCATCGGATTTTTCGCCGAGATCGGTTTCAATATGAAAACTTAGACAAAGACTTCCGTCTTCGTCGACCGGGAACTTAACAACCTCGGTTGATGGATACTTTTGGAAAACAACCCGGACGCGTGAAGTCTGAGAATAAAGAGGATTCCCGGCAACATCGAATTTGCCTGTGCGGATTTTTAGAGGAGTAAGATCATCACCCAGCGATTCACAGTAAGATGCTACGATCCCGTTTACCTCCACGTGCAAAACTTCATTAATTGCCGCTCTACGTTTTTTAGCTGGTTGAGTTCTTCGCATAAATCCTGATACGTAATACTCACATTTGATTCCTTTGACTGATGAAACTCGACTTGCATTGTTATCACCTTGTTAAGCTGAGGGATTGATGTGAGTCAAGAAAGCAGGTAAGACCCTATTGCGGTTTGTAACCAGGCATTGAGAGACAAAAAAATGCCAGCCTTTGGAGGGGCTGGCTAACTTCAATTTGATCAAAGGATTTGTACGCGGTTGTGATGCCCGGGCGCGATGTCGGTACCACAAGTCAAGTATTGCTACTCCACGGAAGACGGCAGAAGTAATAAAACCACTTTTAATTACAACCAGTCAATGCCTACCAAGACACACACGCTCAACAAGTAAATTTGAAAAATCGTCCTCACCGAAGCGTAGCTCAGTAGGCGATACTCCAAAGTGTTTTTTAAATGCACGACAGAAATGTGTACCTTCGATGTATCCCACTTTAGAGTATATTTCTGTGACCGACAGGCTCGTTTCTTTCAGTAATTTAGCGGCAACGGACATTCTCCTCGCTCGTATATACCCAGTCAGTGTATGCCCTGTCATAGCTTTAAACACGCGCTGAATATGCCATCTTGAATAGCCTGCTTTCTCAGCAATTGTTTCAGTTTGCATTGGGCGAGCTAAATCAGTCTCAATCCATTCAATAATATCCTGGATGGTTGGATAAATTAGGCTACGTCTTTTCATATATGGCCAAACAGGCAGCTGGAACGTTTAAATGGGTGCTGGCCATCCAGAGATGCAGTCATCCACAGCAACTATTTCAAGCAAGCGCTGATAAAAAGTTGAAAGCCTTTCAGTTACTCAGGGGACCCCGTCATCGCAGACTGAAAGACTAAAATTGGAGCGGTCAGCGGGAATCGAACCCGCATCATCAGCTTGGAAGGCTGAGGTAATAGCCATTATACGATGACCGCAATTTGGTCCGCAGTGCCGGGTGCCTCCCGGTGAGTCTTTGGTCAGCATCCATGACTCGCGCTCTTTTAAGCAAACCTTACAAATGCCGATTACGCCCTTCCGCTTAGGAAGGATTCACTGCGTATTGTTTGATGCCGACTACCGGAATCGAACTGGTGACCTACTGATTGCACATCAGTTGCCCTAAGCCTTTAATCTTCGTCGACCAAGAAGCAGCAAGATCATTGGTTTACTGATCCTGCATCATTTGGCGTCACCATATTAGAATCAGGGTTCTTAGAGGGAGACGACTGTAATATTTGCTGAGCAATGGTTGTTAGTTGATCAAACACCGCCCTCATTTGCGAGGGATATGTTAATGATAGCCATGTTGCCAAAATTGCACCTGCCAAAAAACCCAACTTCATAACGCCCCCTGGGTGAATGTGTGCGGTGCCGGGTGCCTCCCGGTGAATCAGCTAGTCCAACTGATTCGCGTACTTATAACCACATCAAAGGAACAGACTAAACGCTCCACCGCATAGGGGAATTCACCGCAACTAAAATTTACTACGTAGCGTTGACTGCTTCCTGACTTAATTTGTTTATAAATGAATTTATCTTAAATTTGCCTGTTGGACACCCAATAACCATGATGCCCTCTCGACTATTGGAATTCGGGGTCCGGCAATTTGGTCATTCGATTTCGAATATCTCTTCGTACAACTTCTATCGTCCACATCCATAGTATGTGCCCGAGAGTTTCCGAAAAAAGCTCATCAAATGGCAGCTGCCATAACGGCGGAGCCCAATGAAACAGAGGCAGCATGACCCCGTGAAAACCGATCGTAATCAGAATCGCAAACGCTGTCCCTTGCCAGAGTTTTATGGCAGGAAAAATTTCAGCCACAAGGCAATAAAACATCGCAAAACCAATGGAGAACATATGATGAATACCAGCTACGCCCCAGTTCACAATATGACCAGAGTAATGATAAACCATCTCATCAACTTTAAAGCCCACATCCTGCAACATTTCTGCCGGAGGAATTGCTCGGTCAACTGTGCGCGGGGGCAACGGATTTTCTGTGCCCCATTTTACGAAGCTGGATAGGTTACCACCTAAAAAACCGGCCCAGAGCGCAACGGCGTAATTTCTTGTTCCCGGCTTGTTTTTTAACATGTGCACAGCATCCCAAAGTTAATGTCCATGCAAAATGCAACAAAACGACAACTTTAAATTAGCCATGAATGCTAAACACCCACACAGCCCGATAATGGACTTCGCACTGAGTGATTATGGCCCGTAAAATTTCAGTGTAGTGCAGATGTAGCCTAATTCAGAAACGACAAAGCCCCACCATTGCTGGCAGGGCTTCGATAATAAGCTGTGTGTCGAAGTGACCACTCTTAACAGATTACAATAACTTTTGCGTACGCGTTAGTAAAATGTTGTATGATGCTTAGATGACATGTTCACTGCTTAACTGAATGAATATCCAGTATTAATATTGTTTCGCAAAGAGGAAAAAATATGCTGTTAGGGGACAATGACCGCTTCTTGATTAAATGCTCTGTTGCCTTGAAAAGGTACCCTGATGATGCTCCTGATATGCCCCTAATCAACTGCATACCTGTCCTGAAACAACGTTTTTTAGCAAATGAAGCTGTATATGAACTTAATAAAGGACGTTCGGTAATTCGGCTGCTCGCTTTACAGGATGATGGCGAATACTTAAAACTTTTATTTCAATATATCAATAAGGATGCATCAGACCCTGCATTTTCCAATATTAAAACAGGTGTAACCCGTATTGAAAAAAAGCAAAATGATGAGGGAATGGGATACTCAGCCCATTTATTAATTAAGAAAACGCCAAGTGACCCACACTTCCCTGACAGCTACGAAGCCGTTCTGGAAGAAGTTCCAGGTATCACTAGAGCGCTACTAGCCCAAGCGCTAACATCCTTCCTTCGTGATAATAATTTTTCCTTTATCCGTAAAGACGGAAGGAAAGAGCTTAAATGCAGGCCTATTTTTGAGATCGATTTCCTAGCGGCTACGACTCTAGAGCAATCTCTTTCTACTGGTTATCTTTGTGGGCTTGTAGCCACTCGTCGTTTTAAAGACAATTCTCTGGATGACGACGGAACGGTTATGATTGAAGAAGAAACCCTAAAACTGACCACAAAGGTCCGTCGTGGGGAGGGAGCAATCCAAGCAATTAAGTCTGCTTATGATAAGCTTCGCGGTCGCAAGTTCACTACGTTAAGGATTTCTTACAAAGATAAAAACAAACGCGTCGCTTCTGATATCGTCACGATAGGTAAGGAAATGAGTCTACAAGAGCTAGCCACAGCACAGCTCGCCCAGAGAGATAAGGCTGTTTTGGCAACGACAATTGCAGTATGCCAGACATCGCTTCATGCTGAACTTCTCGGAAAAATGCAAGCATTTATGGTAAAGTAACGAGTATGGATAACCATTAAGCGGGAGGCATATATGTCTGTATTTTCTAAGGTTTTCACTCCTGTAGATTACGTGCGCATCAAGCACCCAGAAAAACGCTTCTTTGATTGGGTTTTGCCAGTTCTTACTGCAGCCGCGATTACCGTAATAATCAGCATATTACCAAAATCCGTTTCGATAATCGGTAAGGACAGCTTGGTATCCTTGGTGAATGGCATCCTTCAGATACTGTCTGGTTTTTACATTGCATCCATGGCTGCTGTTGCAACTTTTAGCAAAGAAGGAATGGACGATGTCATGCAGGGTGACCCGCCAATTCTTAAAAAGCAAAAATTAACCAGACGTAAATTTCTTACCTATCTTTTTGGATACCTAGCGTTCATGAGTATAGCGCTATACTTTACCGGCGGGGCACTCCAACTAACAAGCACTAGCATTAAGGAGTTACATCTTGCATCGCTACCGCTGCTCAAAGGGCTCTTGTTATTTTTCTATCTGACCGCCGTATGTAACATCATATATACAACTGCATTAGGTATGTTCTTTATGATAGATAAAATGCATGATGAGAAAAATAAGTTACTAATCAAGTAGATGACGGATGAGGCAAAGCCTCATCCTTAATTTTTATTAACGTATCATGCACAAGCATCCGTCGATAAACCCCATCGCTGTTTGCAACTCCTTCCTTATCGTCCCATCTGAGCATTTTCGTTTTTTGGCAATGGCTCGCAGTGAAATACCAATAACAAAGTGAGCCATAATCAGCTCGTGCTCTTCGGGTCGAACCTTCTTGAGTCGAGTCACGCAGCCATCAATCATGATCCCTTCATCATCGTCACACTGTAGGCGTGATTTCTTACCATGTGGGATAAGCCCCTTAAATCCGGCCGCTATCGGTTGCCAGTCAACGCCACTGCTATCTGCCGCAGCCCAGGCTCCCCAGCGATCCATAACCTCATACATATCACGCATTGAACGCCTCCTGTCGGGGTTTGGCGTATCGCCGGGATTGTGTTTTGGGTTGGGGCGCGCAGAGCCTTCTGGCCTCTTCTTGATCCACTGGATGGAAGTGACCATTCACAAATCGGCGATATATTGTTCCCAGCTCGCCGTTGCGCTGTTTGGTCACATTGATTTCCGCAATGCCCCTGGCGAGGGATTCTGGGTTGTATACCTCATCGCGGTAGAGCATCATGATCAGGTCAGCATCAGCTTCAATCTCACCCGAGTTTTTCATGTCTGAGTTCATAGGGCGCTTATTGGGGCGGGATTCAACACCACGCGACAACTGACTGAGAGCAATCACAGGGGTTTTATTGGCCTTTGCCAGATTTTTCAGCGCCTTTGATACTTCGCCTACCGCCAGATCGTGACGATTGCTGCCCTGCAACTTGATGAGACCGAGGTAATCAACGACGATCAGGGCAATTTCAGGGTGTTCCAGTTGATAGCGTGTTGCCGTCTGGCAGATCTGCTCCACGGTAAGATTTGCGGCATCAGCAATCCAGATGTTGCGATGGACAAGGTGTTCCATTCCATTGAACAGCCGCGCCCAGTCTTCATCATCAAATTTATCAGCAGCCTTAAGGCGGGATACGGGCATTCTGCCAGCAGCGGATACCATACGTTCAGTGATCTGGATATTTGCCATTTCCATACTGAAGAACAACACGCCATGTCCTTGCTCAGTCACCTTATCGATAATATCCAGCGCCATCTCAGTTTTGCCCATCGATGGTCGTGCAGCGATAAATACCAGGTCGGTGAGATCGATACCGCCAGTCCTGGCGTCCAGTTCCACAATACCCGTCATCAGGGCGCGCCCTTCTTCTTTCCCCTCATGGCGGGCCTCAACGCGCTCGGCAACAACGGGCAACAAGTCAGAGATGTGTGTCGCCTGGACGGCATGCCTTCCGGCGCTGATATCAATAGTTGAAACGGTGCGGCGGGCTGCTTCCAGCGCAGCTACTGCAGCTTCACCGTTATTCGCTTCACGGATCCCCCGCAGCGCTTCTTCAAGCCCCGCTTCTGCATCACGAATGGCTGCGTTGCGCGTCAGGACATCGACATAAGCCAGCATGGCTGATTTCGCCCAGGTAATCCTGCTGGCCTCAAGAATAATCGTCTGCAGCGCCGGCATCTGTTCGCACAGGATTATCGGATCAATGATGCTGCCACCCTGAACCTGTCGGCAAATACCGCTGTAAATGGTCTGGTATTGCGGAACTGAGAAAGCGCTATCCGGTACCCGGGAAAGGACTTCCAGCACCTCTGGATCGGCACCACGCAGAAACAGGGCGCCAATAATCGCGCCTTCAAGATCGTCATTTCTCCATATCGGTGTCATGCTGCAGCTCCCTCAACTTTTCCGCGATAACTTTCCCAGTTGAATACCAGGCGATTACGCCCGCCATCGGTGACGCGATCCACAATGCGGTCTCCAACCCCGGCACGGAGCTGCTCGATGTTCAGGTTACTGATCAGGATGGTGGGCAAAACGCTCTCGTAACGGGCATTAACAACTTCCTGCAGGATAGACAGTTCTGACAGGCTGCCGGTCTGAGAGCCCACCTCATCAATAATCAGCAGGTCTGGTGAGATGAAATAATCCAGTATCTCATCTTCGGTGCGCTCAGCATTCGCTCGCCAGGTGGACTTCATCGCTCTGCTTATCCGGATGACGTCGGTGATCAAAACGCTGGCCTGGTGGTCGCGAATAATTTTTTTTGTCAGGCCAATAGCCAGGTGATTTTTCCCGGTACCACAACTTCCGATCATCGCCATACCCGTACCCGATGCCAGTCGCTCCGGCCAGGTGTCGGCGTAGCGTCGGCATGCCTCCCGGTTCGCCGTCGCACCCTCGTTGACGGAATCGTAATTATCAAGCTCGCAACGCTCAAAGCGACGTGCAATTCCGGCGCGCTCAATCAGTTCGTCGGTGTGAGCATCCCGCAGACCCTGTTCAACGCCGGCAAGGCGATCACGCAAGCAGTCGGGGCAGCCAGAATGCTTGTATCGGGTTTCCCGGCCCGGCACCTCAATCAGTCGAGAGTGCTGGAGATAATCACCGTGATCCCCGCATACCGCTGTGGTCTGTTCACCGACGCGGCAGTGTTGCCAGCTGTATGGCGACTCTCCGTTCAGGGAGAAATTCAGTTCGGCAGAGACGGTATCGCGCTCCGCTATCAAATTTGCTCGATTGGCGTATTTGTTTGTCATGCTGCCCTCCTCAGGATAAAAAATCTGGATTTGTTTCGCCGTAGTCCTGGTTGCGGAAATTGCCAGGTAACAGGACGTTACGCCCACCTCCGGGAGCGGAGGGCGCATGCCAGAGTTCTTCGAAGTGACGGTCCGGGCCGAGGAAGCTTGCAGCCTGTTTGACATACTGGGTACCGGTGCTGCCAGTGGATTTGGCATAGGCTGCGTAGCGCTGTACACCTGCCAGCATGGCTTCTGGTTTAACACCGTCTTTCAGGCGGGCCTTCCAGGATTTGTAAGCTGCTGTTTTGGAATTACCGCCTGCTCGTTTGGGGTAAGCCTGCCAGACCTGCTCGAACTCACTGGAATAGTTCTCTTTGGAAGAGCGACTTTCGGAAGGGGCTTTGCCAAGTACGCCAATACCTTGTGATTCTTGTTTTGAATTTACTTGTGGATCATGTTTTGAATTTACTTGTGGATCTGGGGTCAGATTCTGACGGGTGAAAACGTCATTTTTGCCAGAATCTGGCGGGGGAAAACCGTTTGAACATCCAGAATTTGACGGTTCGGATTTTGAAGGGGCAGATTCTGATGGGTCAAAACCGCTAATCCTGCGCTGCAGTTTCAGCGCTGCCACTTTGTCCTTCTCAATGCGTGCCAGAGCCTCAAGACGATCGGCATTCAAATGATAAAGATTGGACGTATTGCGGTTACCTTTGCGGCGAGATTCACGACGCAACCAGCCGGCAGATTCCAGTTCTGCGATAGCCGTTCTTACCGTACTTTCGCCCAAACCCAGTTGGCGGCAAATGGTCTCAACGCTCGGATAGCAGACCCCATCATCGTTCGAGTAATCAGCCAGGCGAGCCATAATGACCAGCCTGGCGCCTTTGACGTCATGAGCTGCACAAGCGTCCCAGACGTTACCGAGAATTTTGCTACTCATGCAAACTCCTGAACTGGCATGATTATGTATCCACGAGCAGGCTCAAGGCGAACCTTCTGCTCTGTAGTCCGCGCGCCGATCTGACGAACCCTGAGATGGCCTGCACGCTCAAGGTTTTTAATTTCTTTGAACATTGCCTGCTTTGAGCAACAGCAATAATCTTCCAACACCTGGTTATCAAGAACGCGCTCACCTTCCCCGCTCAGAGGTCCGGCTATCAGAATGCGGACCATGATCAACCGCTGTAGTGGGCTGCTAAAACCGTGGTGGTGGACAAAGCGGCTATTCATGTTTATATTTCCTGTGTTGGTTAATTCAGCTCTCACTGGTTGTTGTTAATCACGAAGACAAAATAGGCCCGGTTGAGCGTTCCCTCTTCCGGGCTTTTTTCTTGTCCGTCATTCGTGACATGTCACGTTTGTATGCCCGCCACTAGCACATAAACCCCACGCGCCGGGTCATAGCCAATGCGGACCCACAGCGCCCCGAAGTGGTTCGGATTTGGTGTCATCAAATATTCTCCAAAAAGAAACAAAGTGGCGTTGGTGCCGAACCTTCCCTCGGTATACCTTTGGTTTTCCACAACTAAAGAACCGAAGGAGGTTCGACATGTCTGATAAATTTGATGCACAAAAAGCTTCTAGCATCGGCTCCTGGCTTGGTTATGAAGTCACGGGAGAAAAGAACATTGACGTCGGCGGCGATCATATTGGTGTTAATTTCTGTGCCTACGACTTACCTTTTGACCACCACGAACAACTTCATATAACCGTAACCATCACCCGTGAACTCACTCGCAACATGCTTGATCGTCTTTTGGACGTTCCAGAGCTTGCTGAATTGGCGCGGGAGAAACTGAATAGCCCGGTGCAGTAAAGAAATCACTCTCTTCGCCAGGTCCGGTTTTCTTTGATTCAGGAAACCTGAAGCATTTATCCATCTCCTCCGGTGGGGAATTCAAAACCCTGCCGGAGTACATAGAGATCAGCCCGCATTTCGCACAATCCTTGCGATAATCGCCATCAATGATGTAGACAAACGCTCGCTTAGCGCCGCAACTGCATGAGCCACTTACCTTGCCCCACGGCACATCCCGGGCAGTTTGTCCTTTGAGGCGATTAGCATCGATTACGGCTAGACCATCGAGAGAATCTACGACTCCAATCAGAATGGGTTTCATTACATTTCTCCATATTGGGTTATTGTTCATGGGCGCCTCCTTCCGGTGACATGTCACACCTCCCGAGGAGATTTGATTGATCGCTTGTAAAGTTCGGGACGAAATGACAATTTTCCCTCTGTTCTGTATGCGGCCTCTGCAGCTCGCCCTTTTGGAATTAACTGTCCGGGGCGTCCTCTCCACTGGTAAACGGCTTCGCTTGTGATGCCAAAAAAAGCAGCTACCTTCTCTGCACTACCGAAGTAGCTTTCAATGTCATCAGTTGTCATAAGCACCCCCAAGCTAAGTTTTTTTAGATATTAATTGCAAAGTTATATTTGGTCAATTAAAACTAAGATAACTTAGTTATCAACACGAAGGTGCTCAGATGGAAACAGTTGGTCAGCGGATTAAAGCTCTAAGGAGAGTGACAAAAACCTCCCAAAAAGAACTGGGTAAATTTTGCGGAGTGAGTGATGTTGCAGTTGGTTACTGGGAAAAAGATGTGAATGTCCCAGGAGGAGAGTCTCTTGCAAAATTAGCAAAATTCTTCAATACATCAATAAACTACATACTTTACGGTACTGAGTTCGAAGGGAATCTCATAACGAAAATGCGTAGAGTTCCCGTTATCTCATGGGTCCAGGCCGGGAGGTTTACTGAAACCAATGCATCGGAGGTGCTTGGAGATATCGACGTGTGGATAGAGACATCCCTGAGAACGGGCGATAAGTCATTCGCATTAGAGGTAAAAGGGGATTCAATGACAAATCCTAATGGGCTCCCCACCATTCCTGAGGGGGCAATCGTGATTGTCGATCCAGATGCCGAGCCAATTCACGGGAAAATTGTCGTTGCCCGGATGGATGGCACCAATGAAGCCACGGTTAAAAAGTTAGTAATCGATGGCCCTCAAAAATTTTTAGTTCCTCTAAATCCTCGCTACCCCAACATTCCAATAAACGGTAATTGCTTGATTATTGGGGTAGTTAAAGGTGTGCAGTACGAGCTATAACCCCTCACACCTCCTCCTAATTAACGCCAAGCTAAGAAAAGTTTGGCGCACTCTCTTAACCAAAAAACTAAGTTAAGTTAGATTTAATTCATCGCAACGAATGTTTGAACAAAACATACTTAAGGTGATGATTAAATGGAAACACCATTAAAAATACCCGTCAATAAGTTTAACAAAAGCGCTAGGTACATTCTGGAAACTGATTTTGATGATTCGTCATATACCTATCATTTGTATAAGCGCATGGGTTGTGTGTTTGTAGAAGTTGACTCATTCAACTGTTTTGCAGAGGCGAATGAAGAAGCGAAAGAAATAATCAGGCGTTCAAAATACTCCCGTTTATTTTCGACCAAAACACCAATATTCAAGGGAGTTGACCATGAATAGGAATCCCATAAGAAAAGCTATCGACCAAGTAGAAAAAGTAATCACTGATATTTTCGAAAATGGTACGCATGATAAAGACACTGGCGAAGGGCTTTACAGAGCAATTACCCTGATAGCTGATGTGCGCTCAGCAATTAATCAACGTGATTCTGTAAACATTGAGGTCAGCGACGCTATTTCAGGTGCAATGCTGAACATTAATAAAATCCGCGTCACTGCGAGTCGTTATTCTGATGCTTGCTTTACGGATGAAGATGAAGATGATGAGAACTATATCATGTTCAGGTTATTGACCGATTTCGCATGTGAAGCACATCGTCGGCTTAAAATCGCAGAATCAGAATTATTTAAATAACCACAAAGAAAATTACTACGCCTTAATCGGCGGGGATATCTGCAACCAAAATTCAGCAAAGAGGATATTGTAGTGATGATAAAAAATAAAGACGCATACAAAGCAGCAAGACAATTTGTTGATGCAGGTTATGACGTTATTGCAAACCTGTTTCTCCGCAAAGCATACGGGAGGTGATATGAATAACAAAACAATAACTGATAACTATTCCGTCGAAGACATGGGAATTATTGCAGAACGTACTTATTATTTGCTGAAAACCATTTCGGATGGTTATTACGAAATGGATGCGCCGCAGCGTGAGAGTTTGGTTGGCATTGCGCTTACCCTTTCAGGTGACATTCATTCATGGATGGGGGCAGAGGAAGTAAGAAGGAGGGATTGCAATGCAAGCAAATAACATTATTGAAACTCGCCGCCGTCGCCTCGTTCAGGCAAAGCTTGATTCTGTCATGCGCAGAACAGGTGGATATATCCAGATGGCGAAACTGGATAATGGTGCATTGTTTCCGGTTGAGTTATCCGAGGGAATATTAACAAAGGCTTTGATAAAACTTTTCGAAGGAATGATTTATGACACACATAAACGCTCCGAAGCGGAATCAATTATTTCCGGGCATTACTCTGATTGCCTGGGGAAAAGCAAATTAACGCCTGATGCCGTGTATTTCATGGATGCACTGATTGAAACACTCGCAGAAGAAGCGGTGAAAAAGCGGAGAAACCAGAATGCAGCATAACCAACAAATGATAACGCATCGCGGAATGCAGATCCCTCGTCCGGTTTTGAATGTTGATTTGCATGTGCTTCCGGACTTTACAGGGCGCGGCGTCCTTTACATCGAGAACGGAAAAGTGAAATGCGATCGCCGACTCTCTGACGAAGAACATATTTGCGCCTTAGACACCTTTATTGAATTGGCACGCGAAGCCGGGCTTCACATTGAGGAGATTTCAAATGTTCGATAACCGCACCGCCAGCGTGATTGACCAGGCATTACAGAGGTATGACACACCAGTCGGGCCGCTGTTCGTCGCCGAATACCACGGGCGCATGAAGAAATGTTTTAGTCGCGACACTGCCATTCGTTATCTGGCGTTCTTCATGACCTCTCATGCCTTCGCGCGTTCCGGCTTCCAGCAGCGTCACCCGGATGTGCGATCCATACATCCGGTGCATGGGGAGGTGTGGGAGCGTGGATGTGTAACCCGTGAGTATCACGTGGCCCACCGTCGCTGCGTTCGTCGTATTCGTCGGCTGCTTGCCCGGAAGCGCGCAATCCAGCAGTGGCAGGAGAAGCACGACACGTTGACCAATCAGTACCGCGAGCTGATGAAGCGGAAACCGTTTTAAAGAAAGGAAAAGAATGATGAACAACGAACTTATCAATGTGTGGTATCGCGTCACATTCATGGTGACTGATAACGGCGAACGCTGCGAATACTCAACCTTTATCGAGAGCGGCAGCGAGACTGCTGCAGCTGTTTCTGCCGCAGCCAGCATCTGTGAAGGCCGAGACGGATTGAGTAACCCTACCTTCAAATCTATCCGTATTGCTACCTATGGCGAAGCGGACTCACTCAATGCTGAGCTTGATGCGATTGCCAAACGTGAAGCGAAGGCGCTGGAGGAAGCAGACGATGAATAATCAGTTGATGATATTTAACTCTCTTGCTCTTGGCATTTCTCTAAGCGGAATGCTCTATCAGGGTAAGCCAGTATTTGATGCCGTTGAGTTGGCTAAATCTCTGGGATATGCAAATCCAGCGGACGCACTGGCTAAACATTGTAAGTCACTGATTAAACTTAATTATAGTGAATCGCGAGAATTGGGCTTTGGTGACAGGTTTCGCGGCGTCCAGCTCGCACCCGAATCGGACCTATACCGGATGATCCTCCGTAGCCAGCTTCCGTCCGCTGAGCGTGTGCAGGACTGGGTATGCGAAGACGTTCTGCCATCGATTCGTGAAACTGGCAGCTATGGTTTCCAGCGCCAAAAATCACAGGCCGAGCTGATAGCTGAAATGGCACTTTTGAATGTTGAGCAGGAGCGCCGCCTTAACCACGTTGAAGATAAGGTGGAGGAGGTTTCCGAAACTATCGAAAACATCAAGCGCGGATCTGTACCCGCTGGCTGGTCTGGATACTCAGTCCTGAAAATTAAGTCGGGCATGACTCCACCTAAATGCAAAACGCTGGTCAAGGCATACGGAGTCCCTACAGACACAATCACTATGTTAACCCCGGACGGGCAGCCCCGCCCGATGGCTATCGTACTCGACGCTGAGTTTATGGTGGCATTCCGCCAGATGATGTCCGAAGCAGAGCCGCGCGGCTCCCGCTGGTATCACCCAAAAATGGGGCTGTTTCAGGCGATCGGGTGGGAGGCTAAATAATGTTCATCTACACCGATCTGCTCAGGGCAGCTCTGTGCTGCGTAGCCAGCCAGGATGAAAAGCGTAAACAGCTGCGCGGCGTGCATATCACTCCTACACACATTCAGGCAACAAATGGCATTGCGGCCGTATCGATGGCGCATGACTCAAAAACTGAAATCGATGCTGTTTTCATTGTCCACGGTGAAATTCCGGCCAGTGCAGAAGGAACCGTATTCCAGCAAATAGGCAGTCAGTGGATCGCTTCACATATGGACGACTACGAACGCCCTGTGGGGCATAACGAGCTCGAGCTGGTCGACGGTAAGTTTCCAGATATTGAGAAGCTGCTGCCGACAGAGGAAGAGCCCTGCACTGAGTTCCCTCCATTCGCTGCTGAATTGCTGGCTTTGCCCTACCGCATGTTTGGCAAGGAATTCACATCAATGCCAGTTAAATTCAAACTCTTTGGGCCTGAAAAGCCGTGCCAAGTTCTGTTTAACGTCGCTATTAACAGTTTCTACGGCGATCCAGTGTTGGTAATCATGCCGATGAAATCAACAGTGTTCGAGCTGCATCGTAAGGCGATGGAAGGATGAAAAAAGTATTTGAATTGGTGATGTTCACCCTGTTCTTTTCCAGCCTTTCGGGGCTGGGGTTTACTGCCGGAGCTTTCTGCTTTTTCGGTGTGGCCAGACTAATCGCGAGAACTATCGGATGACTGGATTTATCAGAAAGATTATTACTCGCCGGATCGTGGCAAAGATCGCCATAAGTTTCCGCTGGATGGACGTGGGAACCCGCACAGATGCAACCTATTTCCTTACGGAAACTATTTTTGGTGGTCGTTCATGGTTTTTGGCTGGAAATGTATGGCCGGCTGCTGCGGATGAGCATCAGCGTTTTGCCGATGTGATGCTGTGGGTCAAAAATGGCGAATTAACAATCAACACCATTCAGATTGGGGAGGCACCATGAAAATTTACTTCCTGGACTACGGTGCCGTCTCCTCAGTGGTGATCACCAGCAGCATTTTTGCGTTTCGGAAGCATGACCGGGTGGTTAACGTCACCCTATACCGTGTGTCTGGAACTGTCAGCGAGCGACGCGGGTTGTTCTTCATCAAAACGTTTATTTCAGGTTATGCCCGCGAAGCGCTGCGCGCCTACAAGGTTGCCACTGAGGAAATGAAGCGATGATTACTGAAAAAAACAACGTATTTACCTGCGACTGTGGTTTTTCCTGGCAACGTGGATTCAGCGGAGCACACGACTGTGGAAAGGGGTTGCGGCAGCAAATTGCAGATCTGACCGCAGAAATTGAAAAAGTTAAGAGCGATCAGCGACCAATATTTGTCGGCATTGATTTTGCGGCGCCACCGCCGTGCGCCGATTACCAGGAGGCGATCGACATTCTGCGCACAGGTGCCGCCAACGAGCTGGACAACGGCTGCCGGGCGCATCACAACGCGCTGATCTTTGCAGCCAATGTGCTGGAAAACGCCCAAGCATTTGGGGCCAAGTCATGAACAACAAAGCGCTGACAGATCGCCAGCGGCAGGTACTGGCGTTCGTGAGCCAATATTTAGCAGACAGCGGCATAGCGCCCACAAACAAAGAAATTGCAGCCGGAATGGGTTTCCGATCAGCAAACGCAGCGCTGGTGCACTTACGGGCTCTGCAAAAGAAAGGCTATTTATCTGTTCGCCCCAACGTTTCGCGGGGCATAACACTGGCGGGTAGGAATGAAATAAACCTGCCGCTGACGAGCGATGATGAATATTGGTTCGAGGGAGTTTTTCAGCACAGGCGGTATGAGAGGGATGTGTGTAAGGCGATAGAACAGGCAGGCTTTAAAGTTGCGGAGGTGAAGCGTGAATCTTGATTGTGTACCGCTTTCGACGTACTGCCGGGAAGCCGGCGAAACGGTCGAAGCCATTAACAAACGGATACAAAGGGGGCTATGGGTTGAAGGCGTCCATGTATTAAAAGTCGATGGCGTAAAAGAACGTTGGATCGATTTATCGGAGGTTTCAAAGTGGGCAAGGCAGAACAAGGATCCTTATCTCTCCCAAGAGGCGTAACAGTACGCCAGCATAAAACCGGCTCAACGTTGGTTATTACCTTTACCTATAAAGGGGTTCTGTGTCGTGAACCCCTGTCAAAAATGGACACCAGCAGCCGCGGTATAAAGTATGCAGAGCGCCTGCTGGGAGAAATTCAAAACCAGATCAGCAACGGCACATTCGGCTATGCTAAATACTTCCCCAACTCCCAAAAACTGGAGCTGTTTGGGGTAGTAAAAAAAACCAAAAATATAAAGTCTTATCTTGATGAATATCTGACCATCTGCGAAAACCGCAACCTGTCGCCATCCACAATCGTCGGCTATGAGAAATGCCTGTCGGCACTCTCTGCTCTGCACAAACTGCACGTTGCGGAATTGACGCCTGCCGTCCTGAAAAACTGGATTTCCAGCAGGAAAATAAAATTGAAAACGATTAGAAATCATCTGTCTTTTCTGCGCAGCGCGATTGATGAGGCCGTGACTGATGGCCTGCTGACCATAAACCCGGTGACACTTGTTAGCGCCAGCCGGTACCACATTATCGAGAGCACGCCGAACGCCGATGATTACGAAGTAGATCCTTTCGCACCGGCAGAAACCAGCGCCATTTATCTGCACTGTAAATTCCATGAGTGGAAAAACCTGTTTCGCTTTGCGTTTAACACAGGCTTACGCAGCTCTGAACTATGCGCGTTACGCTGGACTGATATTGATTTCGTAGCGAACACGGCACACATTCAGACTGCTAGTGTCGTGGGTGTAATCAAAAGCACCAAGACAAAAGCTGGCACCCGTAAAGTTGAACTGAACAGCGAAGCACTGCTGGCACTGAATGAGCAAAAACCATTCACTTTCATGAAAAGCGATTTCATATTCAGCGACCCCAAAACCGGTGAGGCGTGGGCTAATGCCGACGCTATCCGTAAAAAGGCCTGGGTGCCGACGCTCAAAAAAGCAGGTGTTCGCTATCGCAACCCATACCAGACCCGACACACATTCGCCACGCGGCACATTAGCCAGGGCGTGAACCTTTTCTGGCTGGCGGGCCAGATGGGCCACAAAGGGCCGGAAATGCTGTTCAGGCATTACGGATCGTACCTGGCTGAATATGACGGTGGAACGACAATTTCTGCGACTCAGTAA